ACCCGTGCCCGTATTTTTCGCCAGCAGGAATATTTTCATTTCCTTTTACTGGAAAACCCAAGGCATCTGTGAAAGCCTGTACAACAGTTGAAACATCTGTATCTTTTCCATACGATACTGAAATATTGCCCTGCATTACTTGATTTCTTCCATCAGCAACTTCAAGTTCAATTACAGTATTTGTTCCATCTTTTTTCTTTTCACCTTTTACAATATCCCCAAGAAGAATTGTTGTAACAACTTCATCCAAATATCCAGCTTTTAATATTAAATGGTTTCCAGCTGTACAAAGTGCTTTCGCTGTATCGTCATTACAATTATAAACTTTTATTTTTGCATTGTTTGTTTTTGTTCCTGATGCTGTTGTTTTCTTTACTTCAAAATCAATTTTAAGCTGAGTTATTTTGAGTCCTTCATTGTTTTTTGTTCCTACTAATAATTCAACTTGTCTATTAAAAGCCATTTATTTCTCCACATAAATCAAAGAATAATCTGTATTAAGATTTTTTCTTGTAATACCTACAACAGTATCATTTCTTGGAACAAGCTGTAAAATTCCGCTTGGTAACTTTGGAATAAAGTTTTTATATTCATCAAGCAAATCAATCATAGTTACAAGTCTAATTCCACCAACTAACAATTTTTCGTCATTATCATAAATGGAAAATTCCCAATAATTACAGCGTGAATTCCAGCTAAAATAAAGCATAAATCTATCTTTACCTAAATCCATTTTACTTGTCCATCTAGCTGTTTGGTCGCAATATAAAGGTAATTCGTAAACTGTCATATTAAACTCCTAGCCTAAGAAAGGCTCTCCCCATTGTGCTTGATATTCTTCTTTTGTAGCCGTTCCATTGCGTACCCATTCTTTCCAAGTCTGTTTTACAATATTGTCTTCAGCTTCTTTTTTAGGCTGTACACCTGTTTGAGCTGTTGACTGTATTGCATCACTAGCACTTGTATTTGGTGCATTTGAAACAGATATTTTTACAGTTTCAGAATGAATAATTGGTAGCTTTTTAAGAGTCATTGTAAAATGCAAATCAGCACCAGTTTCAACATCACGAGGAATGTTTAACGATGTAATAATCATATCTTCAAAAGTATCCAAACCAGTAACAAGTGTTATTGGCTGGCGTTCTTTTTTAATACGCAACAGCTCTTGATAATACCGTTTTACTCTTTGCAAAGTATCAGGAATTTTTTTACTAATATTTTTGAGTTTATTATCTGACATTGAACCCTCAGCCTTAAACTCATACTTTCCGAAAAATCCTTCAATTGTAATTTCATCAGGAGCTTCAGTTACATTATCTGTAACGGTTACTCCTTCTTCAATTGGAATTTCTGAAACTTCGTTTGCGAACTGGTAGTTTTCAGATAAAAAAGCATCAACGGTGATTCCGCCAATGCTTTTAGAAGGTGTTTTATAAACCATTGTTGCTTGAGCCATTTTAGAAACTCCTTGCTTCTGGGCTTGGAACCATTGCTCTTGAACCGTTCAAAACATCCGCCCAGCTTGCGTCAATTTGTGCCTGTACCTGTCTACTAATTGCTTCAGCTTGTTCTGCTGATGTGCCCTGTGGAACATTTACAGTAATATTTGAGCTTGAATTTATAGTTGCTGGATTGCTGTTGTTATTTATAGTTGAAGCATAACTATTGGAAACGCCAGCTGATGTTTCTTTTGCTTTATCTACAGCAGAAACATTTTTTGTCTGATTTACATTTACATCAGAATCACCAAATCCAAAGAAACTTTTAATTCCACTCCATACATTTTTAACTTTATCAGTGAAGCCTGTAAATATGCTAAAAACATTTTCCCACAAGTTTTGGAAGAAGTCTGTTATACCACTCCAGGCTTGCTTAAATGCTTCTATTGGGTCTGTAAACAGCAATGAAAGCCAATCTACAAAGCCCATAAATATTGATTTTATACTTTCCCAAAGGTTAGTATAAAATTCAATAATTCCATTCCAAATATTTTTAATAACATCTATTACAGCTGTCCAAATTCCAGAAACCCATTCAACAAAAACATTAAACACATTTTTAATATTTTCCCACAAGTTTTGGAAGAAACCAATAATGCTGTTCCAAAGATTTATAATCCAGTTTACAACAGCAAAGAAAACACTTTTAATTCCTTCCCATAAAGCAACAAAGAATTCAGAAATCTTGTTCCAAATTGCTTTAATTCCTTCAACTAAACTTTTGAAAAGGTTTTTGCACCAGCCAGCAAACTTAAAGAACGCTTCTTTTACTTTATCCCAATTTTTTACAACAGCAACAATTCCAGCAATTAAAAGTCCTATTGCTAAAATAATACCCATAATAATTAAAATTAAAGGGTTTACCGCACAAATTGCATTGAAGATAATCATTATAGCTTTTGCAACACCCATCACCATTGTGAATGTTTTTACAGCTGTGACAACAGCAAGAACAGCACCAACAATTCCGCCAATTATTCCAATTAAAATTTTTAACGGTGTAGACATATTTGCCCAAGCCTGTTTTATCTGGTCTAAGTGTGTAACAACTAAAACAAGCCCAGCAATTACAAGAGCAATAGCTATCATCATAGGATTTGCTTTGAAAATATTAAATAGACCTTGTGCTGTTTTAATTGTTTCACGGATTTGGTTTGTAATGTGTGCAATCTTAATGGCACCCATAATTCCCATTATTACAGCAACAGCAACCTTTCCGAATTCAATAAATGCTTTTCTGTGCTTGCCAACAAAATTCAAAAGGTTTGCAAACAATTCAGCAATTTTATCAACTACTGGAGCAACATCCATAAATACATCAAGTATAACTCGTCCAAGCATACCAAACGCATTTGAAATTCCAAGAATAAGTTTTCTAAATCCTTCAAATCTTTTTGTACGCTGTGAAACAACTTCAAAGGCAACAATTATATTCGCAATTCCTTTTAATACAGCCTTAAAAGCTCTAGTTCCAACATCAACAATACTGTCCTGCATACTTCTACCCAAGTTTAGGAAGTAATTCATTAAACTTTTTACTCCACCTAAAACTTCAGTTCCTATGCTTTCTTTAATAGCGGCCGTGAGTGATTGAAACTGTTTAATAAGACCTGGAAGTGTGTTGCTCTGCTTTTGAAGCATTCCATAATATTTTCCGCCTTCGTTTGTAATATGTTCCAATGCCATTGCACATTGTTCATAACTAACTCCAGCCTTTTCAATTTCAGCTCTACTCTTTCCAGTCATTTTGGAAACTTCACCAACAACATCAAAACCCTGACCAACAAACTGTTTCAAGTCTGTTGCATCAGCTTTTCCTTTTGCAAAAACTTGTCCCATATTTAATGACAGTGATTTGAATGCTTCTGTGTTACCTTGTGCAATATCACCAAGGCGTGTCAATGTGTCGCTTGCTTTTTCAGCGTCCATTCCAAAGGTAACCATACCCTGCAACCCACCAATGGCTGAAGCTGTTCCGTAGAAGTCTGAAACTGGAGAATAATCCAAGTCGTGAATAATTTTGTTTGCTTTTTCTTGGTCACCAATCATTGTACCAAGTGTGACGCGATACTGTTCTATTTCACCAGTAGTTTCCAGTATGCTTTTTCCGAGTGCTGTAATGCCAGCGGTAGCAACTACTCCTCCAATAAGTTTCATTACTCCGCTGACTTTACTAATTCCAGTACCTAGGGAACTTATTTTGTTTTTGGTTGATTCAATGCTCTGTTCATATTTTTTAAGCTGTCCATTATCTACATTAAATCCAAGTTTTGTTATAAGTTCCCTAACTACCATTTTCTAGTTCCTTGAGCTGTTTTCAAGCTCCTGCAAGTCCAAAGCCTGTGTGGCAATATCATTGCTTTGATACATATCCAAAATGGCGTTGGCTTGCATTATTTGTTCGTATGTCCATTCATACATAAGCTCATTGAGCGATGTATGTGTTTCTTTCCAAATTCTAAAAACTGGAAACAACATTTCCATTTCTTCATTTAATGCTCCTGTGTTTCCAATTTTATCCGTCCTTTGTTTTATTTGTTGTCGTCCTTTGCGGATGTAATAATTGTTGGCATTTTCTGTCCAATAAGCGGAGCTACCTTTCCGAAAAAATCTGGGTAGTTCACCTCAAGAACAAATCCAAGAACTGGATAAATGCTAAACAATTCACCCTGGAAAACAACATTCAAAGAAGTTTCAAAATCCTGTGCAAAAGCCACAGCGTGCTTCTGTCCATTTTCATCTGTCCAGTTTACAAGCACATTCTGCAACAGTCTTTTAATGAGTGAAACAAAAGTATTTTCGTCCAATACTTCAGTTATTTTTTCAATAACTTTTGTAATGCTTGCAGAATTTATTTCACTGTCAAGACCATCAACTGAGCCAGCCAATTCACCAATAGCTGGTCCAACGAGTTTCAAAAGATATG